GAAAACTCTCCAAGAAAAAAATCGGCATATTGGTTATACACGATGCGGGTAGAAAATAGAGACCAATTTATGAGATATATGTCGGAATGTGGCATCGTAACGAGTAGAACTCACGAACGAAATGATAAACACACGTGTGTTCGAGAATTTATAGAACCGTTACCAAATGTTGATATTGTAACAAAGGATATGATTTGCATTCCTGTTGGTTGGTGGGTGACAGATGAAGATAGAGAATATATTGTTGATTGCATTAAACGGGGGTGGTAATGTACACACATAAGAATGGTATAACATTAACTAAAATTAGAAGAGATCATTTAGACTTATTACGGGATTTAAAAAATAAATCATGGGCATCGACCCATAATATTAAATTTTTGAATGAGGACGACCAAGAAAAATGGTTTAATAAACTCGACGATACACGTAATTTATTTCTAATCGCGGGTGCCACTAACCAACCTCGTATCGGATTGTATAAGATTCAAAATATAGACTGGATGAATAGAAAATACGATTCGGCCCATGATGTATTTGAAAAATATCGCGGCAAAGGATATGGTAAACTAATATTGGAGGCCGGTGTTGATTTTGGATTTGAAGTATTGAATATGAACCGTATAGATACTGAAATACTCAGAAATAATATCAAAAGTATTTCTAATGCAAAATACGCCGGGTTTATAGAAGAAGGGGTTAAACGTAAAAGTATCTATAAATGTAGAGAATATGTTGATAGTATAGTATGTGGGATATTACGAGAGGAGTGGGAGTGTTTAGACCGAGTAACCAATTATGGTTCAGTTTGTAATAAAAATTATGAGTTAGGTTGAAAAAATGAAAGTTGCAAAAGTTCTAGCATTTTATTTCGGAAATAGAAGACTATATCCACACAATAAAGAAGGTGTTATACAACTTCTAAAACGTCAAATCGAATCCCACAAAAAAATACAACCCGGTGTACCAACCGATTTAATTTTAGTTAACCATGATACTGGGGATGTTGAAGTACGTGAACTCCTGTCTCAATATGAAGGAATGGAAATAAATGGTGGGGTTGTAAGAATACTTCATCGTCCAAGAATAAGTTTTGATTTGAGTATGGGATCATTTAAATATGCTTTCTATGTATTACAAAATGAGTACGATTACTGGTTTTTCTGTGAAGATGATGTAGAAACGATAAAGGATAATGTTGTGATTGACATGATAACCCTTTTAAATTCAGATAGTAGAATTGGGTTTGTTGCTGCCTGTGATTACCGGAATTATAATATACACCACTATATCACAGAAGATGGGTTTATACGTGGAACCGGAGTTGATGCACCACACGCACACGGTGGGATAGGACTAACATCTACAAAAATAATAAGAGATGTGTCTCAAAAAATATCATCGTATTTAAGTACCCCAAATATAGATTCGTATATTAATGGGGTAAATTCTACTACACTTTTGACGGAATCATACGAAAATGAAAATACCCATGAAATAAATTTTACGAACGATTTTATTAAGGCAGGGTATGAATTAAAATCTTTTAGTGACGGAACAAATTTTTTACATATACGAGAAAATATCACACTATGACATATACTAATCCGGATATAGAATCATCATACCGAGAAAATAACTTAGGAAAAACAATTTATGAAACTGTTTTAGAATTAAAACCAAATATCGTAATTGAATTTGGATGCCTATATGGATATTCCACCGTTGCAATAGCAACAGCACTAAAAGATTTAGGTGACGGTAAATTAATTTGTTATGATTTATGGGATGCGTATGAATATAAACACACAACACTATCACAAACTCGTCAGAACATAGAAAAATATGGATTAACACAATATGTTGAGTTTATTAAGAAAGATTATAACGAATGGTTGGATTCACCCGAACAATTTGATTTATTACATCTTGATATTTCAAATACGGGTGATACTATACTGAAAACATACGAGTCACTCAAACATTTTGTAAACTCTGGATCCGTTATTTTATTTGAAGGCGGTTCAGAAGAAAGAGACAACGTTGAATGGATGATAAAATATTGTGCAAGACCAATAAACTCTGTAAAAGATATTGTAAATTATGAGATAATAAATCCAGCATTCCCTTCACTTTCAATTATTAAAAATGGATAAATCAGAAATAACAGTTGTAATAGTAAGTTATTATAGGGCAAACAGATTGAAACGGTGTTTAGATACATTACGTGATATACCAAATATTATTGTTTGGGATAATAATACGACGGGAGACGAGTTAGAAAAAATACAACAATATCAATCCGAATACACCAACGTAAAATTTATATTCAGTCCAACAAATGTTGGATTAACAACGGCATGGAATCGGGGTATAATAGAAAGTAAAACAGATTGGGTTCTTTTAACGTGTGATGATATGTTATTCGATGAAGATTGGTTTGATGTTCTAACCGATATACATCAAAAGAAACCTCATCTGGAACAAATACATTTGAATGCATGGAACGCAATAGTATTTCATAAGAAAACTATTGCAAGAATGGGGTGGTGGGATGAACGATATAGATATTATCCGAGTATGGAAGATGATGACTGGTATCTACGAACCGTCGAGGAACTTGGATATTCGCCGTATGGTACTTATGCAGAACATATACCGTTTCCACAATCGTATCTCGATACCATAAAACCATATATTGATAGAAAACGAGATTTGTTTGATAGAGAAGATAATTTTACATATTACTGTAATTCAATACATTCGACCCATAAAATTATTGGAAAGTCAACTATAACCGGTCAAGAGGACGACGCTGGTAGTAGAAACAATGGCGGTGGTAGCATGGACAGAGGAAATAATTTATCAGGAGTTGAATTTCATCATATTAAATGGGAACCGATTGGTGATGCAAATAGATTAAATGAGGATGGTATTCTGTTGGCAAAAGATGGTAGAATATGGAAAAGAAAAATGGATGAATTAGACTTCTATCCCGAAGTACGGGCAGAGTATGCAATGAAATATTTTGGAGTTGAACTATGAGATATGAAAAACCGTGGATGTCAGATACAGAAATATCCACCATCACAAAATATTTAAATAAAAATGATATTATGTTGGAATGGGGATCCGGTGGGTCAACAAACTACTTTCCACAATTCGTTGATAGATATTATTCAATAGAACACGATAAAAATTGGTATAATGAAATATCCGGTGGTGTACCAACGAATGTTATATTTAATTTAGTCCAAGTTGATGAGAACTTAACAGACCCAACACAAAAGCACCAAGTTAAAACATATATTGATTTTGTTGATACACTCGGTGTTCTAAAATTTGATAAGGTCTTAATAGATGGTAGAGGACGTGGGTGGTGTGCGGAAAAAATAGTACCATACTTACATGAAGATAGTATTGTATTTATACATGACTACTGGCAAAGACCACAATACCATGTTGTAGAAAGATGGTTTGATGTGATTGACTATGTTAAGGATGGCCAAAGTTTGGTGGTTTTAAAAATGAAAAAACATTTGTTACAGAATAATAAAGAATCTATGAAAATTTCTATAATACAACCAAGTCGAAATAACTTAAAATATTTAAAATGGTCTTATGATTCTATTCGTAAAAATCAAGGAAACCATTTGGTTGAAATTTGTGTTGCCGATGATTTCAGTAATGATGGAACATGGGAATGGTGTTTAAGTAAAATGAAGGAAGATTCAAACTTCAAAGCAATTCGTAACAACGGGCCAAGTCGTATTGGTCATACTATATTGTATGATAAACTCATTAACGAAGTTGCCACCCATGATATTTGTATGATATACCACGCAGATATGTACCTTTGTCCAAATGCTTTGGATGAAATTCAAAAATATATTGGTGATAAAAAAATTGTATCTCTTACAAGAATAGAACCACCATTACATCCGGATGGTCCGGAAAAGGTTTTATCTGATTGGGGAACCGAACCAGAAGATTTCAACGAAGATAACTTTCTAAATTGGTTTAGTTCATCCTTTGTTCCGAAGAATGAGCAACCAACGTCAGGAGTATTTGCACCGTGGGCATTTATGAAATCAGATTTTCAAGAAATCGGTGGTCACGATAAATTATTCGCACCACAATCTAAAGAAGATTCTGATATATTCAATAGATTTCAATTAAACGGTGTGCAATTCATACAAACGTGGGGAGGTTATGTGTATCACATGACTTGCCGTGGAAGTCGGTTTAATCCAACACTAACAACGCCGGGTACAAATAGCAAAGAATGGGAAGAACAAAATCTTCGTTCTACAAGAAACTTTATTCGCAAATGGGGACACTTTGTTAAACACGACGAATATATGAAACCTATAATTCCAAGTAAATATAACATTGGATTTGTTGTTAAAAACTGCACACTAACCTCGTTATCTTATTTGGAATTATTCTGTGACAGTATTTACACCGATACTACTGAATCGGAAATCTCAAAATACATTTCAGATGAACAGAAAAATACCACGTTCAATTTATCAGAACGGATATTTCATGTAAATGAATTTGAGAGAGGTACTCCCCAAACCGATATTGTGGTTTATGTTGACGCCGGGAAATTACAAAATGGCAGTCAAGAACTTGAAATAATACAGAATTTATCACAGATATTAGATTCCGAAGAATTGGAAGTTGGTTCGTATGAATTGGGTTCGTTAAAAGTGGTTGTCAACATCATAAAAACATACGAAAAAGAACTTATTTTTATTAAAAACAAATGATGTATTTGAATTAGTTTCATATTTATATGTATGACATCTAAAAATTTAATCGGAGAACAATATGCATGAAGTTGCAACTAAACTCATCGAAATACACAACCAATTAAAATTCTTTCATTGGCAAACAACATCATACGCTCGTCATCAGGCATACGGTGGAACGTATGATGCTTTAACTGGACTCATAGATAATTTCGTTGAAATTCTCATGGGAAAGTATGGAAGAGTTCCTGCCTTGCCTATGAAAGTGTACAACCGTAACGAAAAAGATTGTATGACATTTATTGATGAAACCATTTCATTTTTTATTGGTATGAGTAGTATGTTGAATCCACAAACAGATTCAGACTTACTTAACATACGTGATGAAATGCTTGGTGAGTTCAATAAACTAAAATATTTATTAACATTAAAATAAAGGTGACGTATGAGTACCAACGAAAATACAAACGAAAAGACATCAGGTCTCGGAGATACTATTGCAAAAATTACAAACGCGTTAGGAATCGATAAACTTGTAGAAGCAACAACAAAGGCAGTCGGTAAATCAGACTGTGGTTGCAAGAAAAGACAACAAAAATTAAATGAGATGTTTCCATATAAAGATAATTCCTAAGAGAATCGAATGGCTATAAAATTATCAACAATGGTTAAACGTATATTGGGATCAAAAAGTAAATCACTTCCGGCAGCCGGAGTATTGGTTGTAACCGATTCTGGTGAAGTTCTACTCACAAAACGTTCTTCATCTGCCCATTATCTGGCGGGATGTTGGTCTGTACCGTCTGGTACACTTGATAGTGCAGATGGTGAATCGGTTGAATTGTGTGCAAGACGAGAATTTTTTGAAGAAACAACTCACATGATTCCACAGACCGACGTTTTATTTTTCGTGGATAAGTATGAAAGTGAAGATAAGACTTATTTTCTATTCCTATACAGAACACCACAAAAATTCAATATACGAATAGACTTTGAACACGATGATTGGGGTTGGTTTAATATAGATAATCTTCCCCAACCCCTTGCACCACAAATACTCGATGGTATTTCCAAGTTAGATGATATTTATTAACATGAAGAAAAAAATAACATATAACGAAGTTAAAGATGCAGACTACCTCTTAAAAATGATGGAAGATGTTTTTGGTCATCGAGTAACAACGTGGAGTCCGAAAGATACTGCAAGATTACATAACAAACTCAATCAACCCACGTCGGATAAAGAACGTGAAGAGTATGTTAAAGTAGTCGAACCTCTTATGAATAGAAAATCACTTATACCAAAAAAGAAAGATAGATATTTGGATTCTTTTTTAGATTTAGATACTCGTGTATCTCAAAAAGATTTTGAACCGGAAACTGATCCAGATGCCGATGAATTAAATAGTATGCTAGGTGTGGATTTAACTTAACCAACCACGGAGAATTTGATGCAAGACCTTAAAACTTTTGTAATAGAAGAAATTAAAACAAAACTCGAAGAAACTATGAGTCGTAATAATATAGTTAAATCGAGTAAAGATTTATATGAGGCGGTAACTCTTTCACAAAAGGCAAAAAAAGAAAACAATCCCTCTAAGATAAAATTATCAGAAAAGGCAGTAAAATATGCCGAGAAAAAGTTATTAGAACACTATGATGAATATGAACAAGGATGTGATTGTGGTGAAGGTGAAGGTAAAATGTTACAAGCACAACTTATGTCTATAATGGATAACACACAAAAATTGTTGAGCATGATTGATGAGAATGATCAGTTTGAAGATTGGATTCAATCGAAAATAACAATCGCGGAAGATTACATGAGAGTTGCATATAGTTATATGGCATATTACAATGAAGGTCAAGATATGGAAGTTGACAGAATGGATATGGACGATTGGGTAAATACAATGAAAGATGGATCACAACAAATGAATATTGTTTCTATGACCGGAGTTCCTGACTATAACGATGCACTTTCTCCCGATATTGATGACGATGAAATATTTGAAAACAAAAAGATGAAAAAATGAAAGATACAAATAAACAATTAACGTTTATGTTGCACAAAAATTGGAATTTTTTATACAACGGAAAAAATTTAAAGTTAGACCAAAAAGAACTTGATAATTACAGAGAACTCTCTTTATCAGAAGACGATATAAAAGTATTGATGTATTCTTTTTTAACAAAAGAATCATTTTATGATTTTAATGAATCCCACGGTAATCTAAATATTCATTGATTATTAAAATAAATTAATTTGGAAAATTCAAAAAAAATTCGTATATTTGTTTCGTTCAATTTATACACAATAATAGTTTTATGAGGAAACTTCTTATCCAAAAAATTCGTGAAGGTCAATTTGACCAATCGAAGTCTATTCAAAAAGAAATTGATAAATTAATTTCTACCAACAAGAAAGCCCAAAAAACAATTCAAAAAATGCACAAGGATGATAAAAGAACATTCAACGATGCAATGTCACGGGAGTTTAGGGCATACTCACTTAACATGAGAAAGTTATTGGAAAAGAAATATAAAGATGAAGAAACCAAATTAAATAATCTTCGTAATGAATTTAGAAAGTTATTTAAAGTTGATGTTTGGGATGAAGTTCTTTGGAATCCTGAATATGAGTTTGATACCGTTGAAGAATTTTTTGATTGTGTAAAATTATATGTAAGGAAGAATTATGCTTAAATCTATATTTGATTTTATTTTAACAGGAATATCTGTTATACTAACATACGTAGTTTATTTTATCGCATCCTTCGTAACTACCTTCGTAGTTGGAGTACCGATTGGATTGGGGGTTAGGGTTGTAATAGATGCCGTTAATATGTTGTACAATAGATTTATGGTGTAATATGCCAACCTACGATTTTAAATGTGAATGTTGTGGTGAAATATATGAGTACATTGTTCCGTTTACTACGTCCGTTCCAGAAATGTGTGTATGTAAACGAGAAAAATGTAAATGTGATGACCAGAGTTGTAAATTAACTAAAGTAGAATCTTTCGGCTCCTCTAAACCAATCCTCAAGGGTAAAGGATTCTACGAAACAGATTATAAAAATAAAAAATAAGGAATAAACATGGAAAACAAATCCTACCCCCCGTTTCGTACAGGAAAAAATATTCAAATAAAAATGACACCACAGATGGGGGTGATTGACTGTGGATATAAACATTTGATTCGTTCGTTTGGTCAACCAACTTTTAGTAGAGATTCCGGTGATGAATTTGATGGAGTTGAAAAGATTGCCTGGCATATTCAATTTGAGTCGGGTGAGTGTGTTAGAATAAGTGATGTTCGTTCATTTGGTGCAACAAGTGATGATTACACAACAACTACAAATTGGAGAGTCAATACACACAGTAAATCCGCCTATGAATGGATTAAAGAAGCAATTCGTGATGCAAATCCAAACGCATAATTCAAAAGGAAATTAAACCATGATACAACCCATTGTTATGTATAGTTCGGCACACAATGTGCTAAAAACTAAAACCAAACCTTCAAATATACAAGATGATAAAGAATCTCTGATTGAATTGATTTTCAACATGAAAGAAACCTTATCTTCTGTTGGTGGATTGGGATTGGCGGCAAATCAAATCGGTAGAGACGAATCGGTTTGTATTGTTAAGTTTGGGGATGAGATTATTTCTATGATAAACCCAACCATAACCAAAAAGTTTGGTGAGGAAAAAATTTCAATAGAAGGATGTTTATCTTTACCAGATGTAACCACAAGACTTACTCGTAGTGAAAAGATTGAAGTTACATTTGTTAATCCCGATAAAAATTGGGAAGAAGAAACGTTACAAGTTGACTTTCCAAATTCTGTTATAGTTCAGCATGAAGTTGACCACTTAAACGGAATACTTATGATTGATTATCTTTCTCCGTTTGAACGAAATCTTATCTCTACAAAGTTAAAACGCATAACGAGAGGGAATACAGAGATAAATTATGTTGGTATGATTTGGAGGCATTCTCAACGTTCTTGGTCGTTAGTTGGTCCATATATGAAACTGATTGAGTTTTATAATCAAAGAACGCCTACCACGGAAGAAAATACGGAAGAAGTTTTAGAAAGTGAAGTAAAAACTGAATAATAACCCATAGTTATTTCCAAGACAGGTGATTAACACATTCAAGGAGATAACATGGCGAAACTAAAACAAGACCTTTCAAAGAAAAAACGAGAGGCAAAACCAAAGAAAACAAGACAAGGTTCTTCAATGAATACGAAGTATGCAAATACTCCAAAGAATAAGGCAAAGAAGAAATATAGAGGTCAGGGTAAATAAAAATAAAAAGGAAACTTCGGTTTCCTTTTTTTATTTTTTATGTTTAAATCTATATTTATAGATATGTAATTATACAGAGAGATTATCTATGAACTATGATAAATTGAAAGGGTACATACCGGCATCGGTTCTTACACAGATACCAGACGTTATAACCAAATTTGAAATAAATACCCCGTTAAGACTTGCACATTTCCTATCACAATGTTCCCACGAAAGTGGGGGGTTTAAGTTAACAACCGAAAATTTAAACTATTCCGTTGCTGGTCTAAAGACGGTGTTTGGAAAATACTTTAAACAAGAAGGACTTGCTGAGGCGTATGCAAGAAAGCCAGAACTAATTGCCTCTCGTGTTTATGGTAATAGAATGGGTAATGGTGACGAAGGTTCACGTGAAGGATATAAATTCCGTGGAAGAGGATTTATACAATTAACCGGAAAATCTAACTATATGGAATTTGATAAATTTGTAGATGAGAATGTAATAGTAAATCCGGACCTCGTTGCTACAAAATACCCATTACTATCTGCCGCGTGGTTCTTTCATAAGAACAAAATAAATTTGGTATCAGATAGAGGTTCGAGTGACACAGTAATAGAATCAGTAACACGTTGTGTAAACGGCGGCGTAAATGGATTACAAGAACGTAAAAAATATTTTAGAATATATTACCCACTAATTTCCTAAAAATATGAAGATGAAAATTAAAAGACGATGTGATTTAAAAGAAGATTATCATTCTTTGATGTCATGGAAACCTGAGAAAATTCATGAAGCCTCGGTGATGAAGCCGGAGTACGGTGAAGGATCTCAATTTTTTTATAAAGGTGGAATACCTTTTTTAGATTCTAAGGGTTACGGTGAAGGTGAAATTTTTATCGTAACAAAAACAAAAGATAAAGTTGATATTGCCAAAAAAACAAAAGACAATCCTCTTAAAAAAACAATAAAATCCATGAGTGACGGTAAAACTTATACGTTATCTGGAGGAATTGTATCTTTTAAAGAATACTTTAATCATATCAAACCGGGTTCTTCGATTCAACCAAAAGGTGAAGATTGGGAATCATTGATTGTTGTTGCATATAACAACAAAAAAGAAGGACCAGAGTGGAATAGGGCAAAGAAATTTTGGGAAGAATATGGAACTGAAGCAAAAACATTGGCTAAAAAGATTTCGAGAGTGGTTTCCTCTAAAGAATTAAAACAACTCGGTTCATCAACTGCAAATTTGAGACCAGATTGGACAGGTGTTGATAAAACTCCAAAAACAGATATTTTAGGTGACATCGAACATATATCATTGAAAAAGGCAGGTGGTTCTCAACTAATAAGTGGCGGTGATAAAGAAATAAAGGCAACATTTAATGCCGCCATTAGAACAATGTGTGATGACGTTGCAACACCCGTTTTTAAATTTATCAATGAATTAGAAACCAAAATGGGTAAATTGAATTACGATGGAACTATAAATGCACTCGAAAAAATATCCAGTAGTGGTAAAAAATTAACCCCATCTGAAATAGAGACTATAAAAAAATATAACGAAATGAAGTTAAATCACCAGGAATTAACAAAAGATTTAAGTAAAATATTTGATGATATGGAATTTAAGAAAATCTTTTGTTTCGAGGCTGCAACCGGTAACTCAAAATTTGCAGACGATAGGGCGATTGCAAACGTTCTTATAGAGTTTAATCCAGATAAAGGGGAGATAACGAAAAACCTACCGATGAGAAATATAGAAGATGCAACTTATCTTGCACAACATAACAAATTTTATTTTTCATTCAAGTCAAGTGGAACTAAACCTTACACCGTATTAAGAACCACAAATTTATCAAAAAAACAATTAGCCGGTGAATCAACTAGTAGAGTCAAATTAGAAACTCTTTCTGAAATAATCGAGAGTGAGATTTCAAAAGTTAGTCCGAAAATATCGGAATACTTAAAAGAAAGTTATTCATCTAGTAATTCTATTCTAAAGGAATGGGAAACATTCACAAAACTATTTGATAAAATAAAGGGTTTACCCGAAACGTCTGTTGAAAAATTAAAATCTATTTATAACTCAATAATGGAAAGAGTAAAAAATTCTTTGGATATAATACGAAAACTTGGTAAAGATATGTTTAACGGGATAATGCATTTTCTTGGATTAGAAGTCGATACCATAAGTATCGAATCATCTGGTTCATTTCCATTGATTTAAATTTATTATGTTAGATTCATTTTGGAATAGTTTAGAGTTGGAAGATATATCGGATTTAAATTATTCGGTATATGAACCATATTTATCAGAAGAACAACGAGATACTGTAATTCAAAAATTAGATTGGGTAATATTCAAACTATACAAAATTAGAGACCAACGAAAATTTGATTATGATACCGTGGTTGCTTTAAAAAACAAAATAAAATATAACCAATGTTCTTTAACGAGTAGAGGAGTTGAATTTTTAAACTCTATAACAACTGATTTAAAAGAAGACCAATTTTAATATGATTAAATTAAAAGATATATTACTTGAGAAAGAAGAATACAAACCTATAAAGCACTTACTCTACAATAGAGATTTGTCTTATCAGGTTCAAGATACTATTTCCTATCTAGAACAACACGGTGGTAAAGTTCTATTCCTCACAACATCTACTCGTTATCCGTTCAATACCGGTACAAACAAGGGTGGTGTATCGGTTGAGATGCCAAAGTCAACTGTACTTGCACATTTTATAAAAGATTCCATAAAGAATAAATCTACTATTATTGATGTACCGACCGTAAAAATACATCCATGTGAAGGCAATGTTTCTCACAAAGATGGAAATCATTGTGGGGTTCTTGATTCTATGTTAAAGGATAAACGGAAAAATCCAACGGGCAATCATAGATGTTGGGCATCTCTTAATCACAAAGACGACGAACTATGGAAAATTTCAAAAGAATTACTTGAGGCAGATACCGTTATATTTTTCTCGTCAATCAGATGGGGTCAAACAAATGCAGAATATCAAAAGTTAATTGAAAGATTAACTTGGATTCAAAATAGACATTCAACATTAAATGATAAAAATGTTGTTGAGGGAAAAAATGCCGGGTTTATTTGTATAGGTCAAAACTGGAATGGTGCAGATGTTGTTGGTACACAGAAGAAAGTGTTAGACTTCTTTGGATTTCAAACACCAAGTAATTTATTTTGGAACTGGCAGTACACCATAGATTCTTTGGATGAAACACAGGAGTCATATAAAAAAGCACACGACCAATTCCACATTGATTTAGGTATTCCATTCGAGGAAAAAAATGATTAAACTACAATCACTACTAACAAACATATACAATTATTTCTACGATGGAACTTCTATACATGAAGTTAGTGGAGATTGTAATTGTGTTGAATCATATTCTATGTCACCGGCTAAATTAGAAGAAACAATCTTATATCATACCCGTAAAAATAAACCAATAACAGAAAATGTGTACCGACCAAATTCCGATTCGTTCTTTTCTCTACTCAAAGAAGTCAGAGAAAGATTTGACGGTGGTACACTAACACTATCAGGAATAGACCGCGAACTATATGAAACAACAGATATTGGTAAGTTTGGATGTTTCAATGAAGCAGTTGTTCCTTTAGACTTACCGATGGAATATGTAACGGAAACTCTTTCAGAATTAGATTATCGTGGTAAGAAAGTAAAACTAAACAAACCTATGCGTGGTGGAAGTAAAAAGTATTACGTGTACGTTAAAAGTAAATCGGGTAACGTAAAGAAAATATCGTTTGGTGATACTACCGGGTTATCTGCAAAAGTATCTAACCCCGACGCGAGAAGAAGTTTTGCCGCAAGACATCAATGCGATAAAAAGAAAGATAAAACCAAGGCAGGATATTGGGCGTGTAGAATCAATCGTTACGGACACCTATTTGGGGGGAAAGTGTATGGAGGTTATTGGTGATTAAACTTAAAAACATATTGAATGAAAGACAGTCAGATTCTCGTTACACCCAGGTGGGTTCAGTCATGGGGGATAAGGCCGCCGAAGAATTGGATGCGATGATAGAACCGTGGTTGTATAGATCCAATCCAAAATCTGCCGAATATTTCTATAAAAATTTTAAGAAATTTAAAAAACTTAAAAGTAAATTACCACAAGTATTTGCACCAAAAACGCCAAATGGTACACTTCTATTTAGAGGACTTAAAAAACCAAGTGGTGAATTGAAGAAATTTTTACTGACGGCCAAATCAAATAAAGAAAAATTTGAAAAGATGAAAATAGGTGGAGACGTTTGGTACAAATACAAGAAGCCTATAAAGTACACACCACATTTGAAATGTCAAAGTTGGACTTCAAGTAGATTAGAGGCATTAATGAACTTTACGTATGATTTGGCACATACATTTGACAGTCCATTCCAAGTTGCCCTATGTACTGTGCAAGATGATTCTTTCTTATTCAATAGTGATTATTTCAGTAAAATATTTGGCTCCGATGAATCAGAGATAATCCACGTTGGCACCGAATATTCAAAGCCGGTTTACTTGATGGTCAGCTGGGGAAACAGATAATGATTAACCTCAAAAACATATTGAATGAAGATTCGGACGTTGGTCAAGATTTCTTGATGTCAGATGAATATCGGGAGATGTATAAATACTTGAAGAAGTGGGTTCAGAAATCAACTCCTGAAGTCGCTGATTACCTGTATAAAAACTTTGCAAAATATAAAAAGTTAGTTGCAGATGCACCGGCAAATTTCGGAATCCAAAAGAGATTTGTTCCGGAAACTCCAAATGGAACAACCTTATACAGAGGACTTACCAAACCAAGCAAAGACCTTATAAAATTTGCAAAAGAAGCAAAAGGGAAAAAAGAAAAATTTGAAAAGATAATTTTGGGTGGAAGAATTTGGTACAAGTATAATACACCAATAAAGTACACACCAAATTTGAAATGTCAAAGTTGGACATCAGATGGTATGACTGCATCACAAGTCTTCACATCACATATATCAATGAGAGAAGGAAAATATAAATTTAGAGTAATGATGTGTACCGAACAAGATGATAATTTTTTGTTTAACAGTACCTTTCTTTCCATTATTAATATTGATGAGGAAGAAATAATTCACTTTGGAAAAGAATATCCAAAAGGAGTTTATTTAATGATTGCATGGGATGAGACTAGATAATTGGAGATGATGTTGATTAAACTAAAAGACATATTGAATGAAGATATTCGTGACTGGTTCGGTAAGGGTAAAACCGGTGGTATTGGTGGCGGTGGTTGGGATAGATACGGAACATCAGGGCAAAGACTTGGTAAGTGTGGAGAAGGTAAACCAGGGGATCCATACGCCGCTTGTTTATCACGTGAGAAGGCACAGAAGCTAGGGCGTAAAGGAATAGCGGCATTCGTCAAACGTAAACGTGCCGCCCAAAAACGGTCCGGCGATGCAAAGAAAGGTGGGGAGTCTAAAAAGGGTCAACGCCCTGTTAAGGTTAAAACAGGTGCCTCTGAATCAATCATACGGGAATTTAAATTGTTCTTAGAACGAAACATACCAACCGATAAATCAAAATGGTCATACTATAAGTCACAGGCAAAGAAAAAGTTTGATGTGTACCCATCGATCTACAGCAATGCATGGGCCGCCAAGATGTATAAGAAAGCCGGTGGTGGTTGGAGAAAGGGTAAATAATAAAAAGCCAGTTGTTGATTGTTTAGTTTGTCTTCAACCCACTTCACAATCTCCTGAATGACTGGCTTTTTTATTTTTATGATAGTTATTAGTGAAGACAAACTAAACTAATAACAATCAGGAGACCTCAATGGTTATCTATAAAGTTACCAATTTAATAAATGGTAAACAATATATCGGCAGAGATAGTAAAAACAATCCAAACTATTACGGTTCCGGACCTGGAATAATAAACGCTATAAAAAAATATGGGAAAGAAAACTTCAAGAAAGAAATCATTGAAGAATGTAATGATTTCGACTCGTTGGTAAAACGTGAAGAATACTGGTTGAATTATTATGATGTTGGGAAGAATCCCATGTTTTATAATATGCATAATTCTGGAATAGGAAACGGTGCAGGCGAGAACCACCCAAATTTTGGAAAACCCGTATCTGATGAAACAAAACGAAAATTAAGACACGCACATTTAGGAAGACCAAAATCAAAGGAGGCTGTAGAGAAAATGAGGAAAGCACTAACAGGTAGAAAATTAAGTATAGAACACCGACGAAAACTTAGCAATATATTCGGAGGGGAGAATCATCCCAACTATGGAAAACGGAGAAAAAAAGAGACGGTGGATAAAATTAGAAATTCTATGTTAGGGAAAAAACATTCGGATGAGACAAAACAAAAAATGAGTAGGTCTAGAACCGGAGAAAAAAATAGGTTCTTTAAGGGGTACATACTTTGTACCAACGGCGTTTACGAGGGACAAACGAGAACAATGTATGAATGGGCGACCCTTCTTGAAAAACACAGATCGGCAATCTCTTCACATTTATACGGGAAGAGATATAAAAATGGAATTAATGGAAATTTTTTTAGGTGGATATAATATGATACCACTCCCATTTATAGAAGAAAACGTAGAACGAAACATATTTATACGAGAGTTCCACGAAGAAACAGACTCTATCGAGTTTGTTTGGCATAGAGATAGAGAAGACAGAATAGTGGAATCAATCGGGGAAACTGATTGGGAAATACAGATAGACAATCAATTACCACAATCCTTAAACCAAAAAGTATTTATACCGAGTGAAACATACCATCGTTTGATTAAAGGAACCGGTAACTTGAAAATAACCTTAATAAAATTGGAGTTGGTTAATGGCAAATAAGTTTGAAGATAGATTACTTCGTATAATAAATGAAACTATGACACCCTTTCAACAACGTACCAGAAAATGGCGTATGGTGAATGAAGATGCCGGTGATGTTCAAATAGAATTGACGGGTAAACAAGTAAAAGAACTTGATAAGATATTTAATGAGTTTGGTTCTGACTTGGATAGTGTATTGAGTTCTAATCTAGAAGAAGCAGAAAAGCCAGACTATTCAACGATGTCTTCATCACAACTTGAAGAATTGGGTGTGACTATTACCATAGATAAATCTATCATAGATGGTATAGATGAATTACTTGAACTCGGTAAAGATGCAAAAGATTGGTATAGAGAAATAAATCAAAAGATTTTAGAAGCATTTCCCGATGAAAAGGATGGTACTCTGTTCTTAATAATTCTTGCAATATTTGCAGCCGGTGCATCTCTTACCAACAACTTTAGAATTGCAGCTAGGGCATTCTATGGATTTAAGTCGGATATTCAAGACCCACAAAAAAAGGCGGAACTAGAAGAGATTGCCGAAAAATATAGTAAAACTCCATCGAAGTTAAATGCAGAGTTTCATAAGGGCAACCACAAAGGACTTGCAACGTTTACCCCACTCGATAACGTTCCTTACCCGAATAGTTACATTGGAAATATGTTACGATTAATATCGTTTTACAAATCAAAGGGATATAATGTATCAAAGGATGAGGCCATAAAGGCAATATCACAACACTTTACACCAACAGGACTTGTATCTAAATCTAGTATCATATCCGCCGAAAAGATATTTTCCTTTACATTAAACCTTTTAGATCCAGACTTTCAATTTGAAGGGGGATGGCTTCCTGTTACAATGGACACGTGGATGGCATCGTTTTTCTATCCACAATTATCTAAAAAGGAAAGAGATGCAAGATTGTCTGCAAAAGGTGGTATAAATTATGTCTATCTTGCAAAACTCACACAAGAACTTGCACCAAGATACGGAATGACTCCAATACAATTTCAAGCGGCAATTTGGGTTGGTAAGATTAAAAAGACAAAAGGTGAACGTTCAGTATCAACGTTTCTTGAATCCATAAATACAAATCTAAAGGCGATTGATAAAAAAATTCAAGAATTTGAAGGGGTTGACAATTTTCTCGGAGAGATAATTAAAGCACTTGGTACNGCAAAGTATTTAACACCGGCAGAACGAAAGGCACAAACCCAAAAAGATAGAGAAGCGAGACTTGCAGCAAAGGCAGAGAAATTAAAAGCAAAGGGATAACTAAAGGAAAAATATGGTTTGCTTTATAGAAGAACACCCACTCGATNGGATAATATANGAACCTATAATAAAAGAGTTGGATGATAGAAAAATAAAATACATCGTCTATAAACTAACCNANGATTCATTTCAAAAATCATTGAAGTTTATACAATCAAATCCCGACGTAAAATANTATGTAAATTACGGCGGAAGTCACGAAAAAGTTATGTTTGNCTTGCTGTTGAGCAAGTATGAAAAAAAGTTAATAAATCTCCACGCAGAGGAAAGAGAGTATCGGGAAAACAATCTATCGTTTTTAGACGTAATAGCACGTCTAGCATACTTAAATTACGTGTCTGGCGACCCCGTGGCAAGTCAATTATTCGATTGGGGTATCGAAACCTCGACTAGAATTTTTGAGTGTCCTATAACGAATTTAGCGAGGAAATCCAACGGAAGTGAGAAAAATGAAATTTTGTACATCTGTGGTGACAAAAAACTCATAAAAGGACACCAAAAGGAATTTAGACTGAACAAATCTTCTGTTAAGATATTTGACTACTCCGATGGATTACCAGAAGATTGGAAATCAATTTACAAGTATATTAAGATTTCCAAGTACATAGTATCGGATTCGTTTATATTTGCTAAACCGGCACACTTCTTGAACAAACACTTTTTTTACTTAGGAACAGATGTTCTTTCTACTCAAACTCTCGGAATTTCAACCCACCTTGTTAATACCAAAAATTATTTAAATTACTACTTCAACCAATCGTGGCCGGAATTGAAAAATGAAAATCCGAAACATGGGATAACACCACTACTAAAATTGTTTACTTCATAGTATTTCTAAAAGAATCCAACCCCTTGAAGTTTTCTTGTAACCACACATCGAAGTTTGTAAACAAATCTCGTATCTTATCTTGAATAGAAATCATTTCAATTTGTACTTTATTCATACTTGAAATTTCACCATCAACGATTCCCCTGATGTTTGATTTCGTTGAGGCCGGTATATCAACTTCTTGTAACTGCATTATCTCGTAGTTTATCTTAAATTGATTTATGTTATTTTTGAGTTCATTCATTGCCTTTATATTACCGTCGTATTTCATACAGTCGTTTATAAAGTCATCCAACGAAATTTCTTGTTCTTCACCTAATTGTGGAAAGTGTTTAGTTATTGTTTTCTTACCCATACCACGAATACCTTTAATGTTATCCGATGTATCTCCTAAGAGTGCTTTGTAAATTGCAAAGTTTCCACCTGACCACACGCCATATTCTTCCCGTAGGTTTTGAGGTGTGTACATTTTTTTCTTTGTTGGTACATATACGTTTACTCTATCTGATACCAACTGCAAAAAATCTCGGTCATTGGAAAGGATGTAAACCTTTTCCTTGAAGTAAGATGATAGATAAGATATGGTATCGTCTGCTTCAATGTTATCAATAACAACGGTGGTAACAGGNAGTAATTGCAGGTATTGATAAAGACGAGACATTTGAAATTTCATGGATGTCTGTTCATCTGTTATATCTTCAAACCCAACCACTCGATTCAAACGAGACTTGATTGCCTTTCTTTCTTTATAATTTTGATAGAGTTTTTTTCTTCGTTGTGAACCACCTTTACCGTCAAATACCAATACAACTCTCGTTGGTTTAATCATACGGATTATCATACCAAGTGATTTTAAAAATCCAACCATACCGCCGACGTGTGCACCNTCGGAATTTAACGTGGGAATTGCNCTAAAACATCTGATAAATAAGTTGAGTGAATCTACCAATAACACTTTACTATCCCTATGGAGGTTCTCTGAATTTTTACGGTCTTGTTCTACTTCGTTTAAGAGTTGTTTGTATTTTTTAGTTACCATGTTTTATTTTGTNNGGTGTTTAGATTTATTCTAATATACGAAATCTTTGGGACATATACAAATAAAAAAAGGAACCGAAGTTCCCTTTTTTTGATTTTACTCTCCCAAGATTTTTTTAATATCAGGACTCATCAATACATTTTTTATGTAGTCCATCGCCATTTTGGCATCCTTCTGTACATCCCCTGTTGAAGTTACTCTCTTTTTGAATTTAGTAGTTGGTTGACCGTTTGCCAGGGAATCCATCGGTGCACCAAAGTCTAATACTATTACAACTGCAAATTCAGATTGACCTTCCCAAAATGGTTCAAATGATATATCCAACTGCTTTCCCGATTTAGTTTTTGCAGTCCAATCATTTGAAGCACCGCCTACGTTTTGACTTTTTGCATCGGAAAATGTAAACGGGCCTATTGTACGTTTTTGTTTTGCCATTTCTACATAAGCATCTTGTACTTCAGACGCGTACTCATAATCTAAGTTTTCGTTGATAGTCTTCTTGAATATGTCTTGAAGTTTTCTGCCTTCGTTTATTAAGTCTTTCATTTATTGCTCCAATAAATCTGTTATATTGTATAAATATTTTTAAAATTATTTAAATTTAAAGTTCTTTGCCTTAATATTTTTCTTTGCCCATTCTTTTTCAGAGTCCGGCAATGGGTTATTGTAACATTTAAAGACACCATCCACTTGTTTTGGGGCGTCTCTTAAAGATTTTAGATTGTTATTGGAACAATCGAAATTCCCTCTCACTATTTCCGGTGCACCGTCTAAATCAATTAGATAGTTGTGTGAACAATCAAAATCAAAAACTACCGTTTTGGGGGCGCCTTTCAAAGATTTTAGATTGTTATTCGCACAATGAAATTTACCGTTCACTGTTTCCGGACCACCCTCTAAAGAAATTAGATTGTTAGTGTGACAATAAAAATCACCACCGACTTTTTTCGGGGCACCTTCTAAAGATTTTAAATCATTGCCGTAACATAGAAAATGTCCACTAACTTTTCCAAATTGAACAGGGATTCTGGTAAGATTTTCATAAAAGATGCTTCTTTGATTAGAAATATCAACATCACCCCTCACATCCACCGTCAAGTCTGCATTTATCTTGTAGATTTTTATCCCGAATGAGTTTAAAATCCCATCCACTTCTTCTTTTGTTTTTGGAAAAGAACCTTTTTTCCCTTTTTTCCAAAATTTGAAAAAAGAATCTTCATTTACAACATTCGTTTTGAAAGTTTCTTGAAGTTTTCTACCTTCTCGAATTAAGTCTTTCATTTATTACTCCGAAAAAAAAA